ACGGACAATCTGTTAGATCAACAAGTCAATTATCTACATCAGCAGCTCCGGTATGGACAACTTCAGCTGGATCTTTAGGTACAGTAGCTGGTAATTTTTCAGGAACAGTTGCAACAGTAGCAGCAACAGGTGATACTATTGTTTACAGTGAAACAACAAACGTATTAACAAATGCATCGTTAGCAAATTGTGCTTTAAATTCAAGCACAGGTGTGATAACAACTACAGACTTTGGTGGTTCCGCAACAACTGCACAAACGTACACGTTCACGCTTCGTGCGACGGATTCACAATCGCAAACGACAGATAGGGAGTTTAGTTTGACTAGCTCTTATGGCTTATCAAACGGAATGCAATTTAACTAGGAATATATTATGGCATCAACATCACTAACTAGAACAGTATCAAGTACGGGAAATCTATATAAAGGAACTTTATCTATGTGGTTTAAAAGATCAGTTACAGATCAAGAAGAATATCTTTTTGAAAATTATGAAACAAGTGGTAATAGATTTTTTGTAAGGCTTTTATCTACTGGTCAATTAGGTATGGAAACTTTACAAGGAAGTTCTACGGTCATGCAAATAAACACTTTAAATCAATTTTTTGATGTGGGAAGTTGGTATCACATAGTAGTAGGTATTGATAGTACACTGGCTACAGCAGCTGATAGAGTTAAAGTATATATTAATGGTGTTCAACAAACATCTTATACCGACGAAACTCAACCATCACAAAATCAAAATATGAGTATCAACGAAGGTAATCCTACTTATGTAACTATTGGAAGAAAGTATGGAGCTTCTAATTATTTTAATGGATCTATGTCTCAAGTTATATGGATTGATGGAACTCAATATGCTGCAAGTACTTTTGGATCTACAAATTCTACGTCGGGTGAATGGACACCAAATGCCGGTCCTACAGTAACTTATGGAACTAATGGTTTTAAACTTACATTTGAGGATACATCTAATTTAGGAGATGACACGTCTGGCAATACAAATGATCTTGCAACATCCGGAAGTCCTACATCAAGTTTAGATTGTCCTTCAAATAATTTTTCTACTTTTAATCCTTTAGACCAACCTAATATAAGTCAATTAAGTGTTTATACTTATGGAAATACAGTAGCAGAGGGAACTGATGCTGGTTCAATATCAGGTGTTTCAACTTTAGGTGCATCTGCTGGAAAATATTATGCTGAATTTAAAATGGACACAGGACATCAAGAAGCTTTTATAGGAGTTGTTTCAGCACCTCTTAATTTATTAGGAACTACAAGACAAGCAGATGCTGCTTCTAGTCCATATGAAAACAATATTTATTGTGTAACAAATAGCGGTGCTAAATATTTAGGTTCAACAGGTACAGCTGGTTTTGCTGGAACTTTTACAAGTGCAGATATTTTAGGTGTAGGTTTAGATTGTGATAATAATAGATTATATGTTTCAAAAAATGGACAATGGACAGATGGGTCTGGTGCTTATAATTCTGCAACACCAAGTGGTTATATAACTTTACCCTCAAGTCAAATTTGGCAGATGATAGCTGGTGACTCTTATAATTCAGGTTATGCAAGATGGTCTGCAAATTTTGGTAATGGAAATTTTAAAGGAGTAGCAGTAACATCAGCGGGTACAGGAGCTTCAACACCAGGAACATTTGAATACGATGTACCTAGTGGATATCAACCTTTAACAACGAAAGGACTTAACGTATAATGGCTTTTTCAACAATTTCAAAATCATCATCTTATTTTAATACTAAACTTTGGACAGGTAATGGTACAAATAGCACAGCTATAACAGGAGTTGGTTTTCAACCTGATATGACTTGGATTAAAAACAGAAGTACCACTGATAATCATGCTATATTTGACGCAATTAGAGGTGCAACTTACAGAATTTATCCTAATGCTACTGATGCACAAATACAAGCAACAAACAGTTTAGCTTCATTTGATAGTGATGGATTTACTTTAAATGATGGTGGTGATGCTAATGGTAATGGTGAAAATATTGTTGGTTGGAATTGGAAAGCTAATGGTTCAGGTTCAGCAAATTCAGATGGTTCTATTAACTCAACTGTATCTGTAAATACAACAAGTGGTTTTTCAATAGTTCAATATACAGGCACAGGTAGTGCAGCAACAGTTGGTCATGGATTAGGTGTTACACCAAATGTAATGCTAGCAAAACGGCTTAACTCAACAGGACAATGGGATATGTATCACTCAGGTTTATCAAATCCAAAATCAGGTTCAATGGTTCTTAATGATACAGCTGCTTTTACTGGAGATACTAGCATTTGGAATAACACGGACCCAACAAGTTCTTTAGTTAATATAGGAACATCATCTACTACAAATGCTTCAGGTGGAACTTATGTAATGTACTGCTTTGCAGATGTTCAAGGTTTCAGTAAATTTGGTTCATATATTGGTAACGGAAATGCAAATGGTAGCTTTATTTACACAGCATTTAAACCAGCTTTTGTTATTGTGAAAAGAACAGACAACACAGGACATTGGATTATGAAAGATTGGCAAACACCTGGATATAATCAAAATGATTATTATTTATGGTCTGATGCTAGTGATGCAGAAACATCGGCTTCAAGTTTAGGAATAGATTTTTTAAGTAATGGATTTAAACTTAAAGGAACTGCTGGAAATAGTAATGCAGATGGTGGAACATTTATCTACATGGCTTTTGGTCAACCCATCGTTTCAACTAATGGCGACATAGCCACGGCGAGGTAGTCAGTGTTATTAGGTATTAATGCATTTGCTGAAGCTCCGTTTTCAGCTACAAATTTAGATTTAGGCAATGTAAAAGTTGTCGTAACAGGTAATCAACTTACTATCAGTATTGGTAATGTTGATATTGCTGCAACATCTATCATTGAATTTGTTAATGGTGATGATTTAAATGTTAATATTGGAACTGTCACTATTACAGGAGACGCAAGTTTTGAATTAACAGGTAGTGATTTAACTGTTGGAACAGGCGATGTAACAGTAACTGCTGGAGCACAAGCAGACGTTACGGGAAACGCCATGACGTTAACAACAGGCACAGTAACGATTACAGCTGATGCTAGTGTTAGCCCAACAGGAACACCAATTACCTTGGCAAGTGGCACAATAAATGCTATTGTATGGCAAAACATTGACCCAGATGCTGATGGCGTTTGGACACCAATAGATACGGATTTATAATATGGCTTCAACATACTCAACGGATATATCATTAGAGAAAATAACAACTGGTGAAAAAGCTGGTTTATGGGGCACAATCACTAATACCAATCTAGAAATTTTAGAACAAGCAGCTACAGGATACACAACTGTAGATATGGCTTCAGGTAATGTTACTTTAAGTTTAGCTGATGGTACGACAGCTAACGGTAAAAATTTATATTTAAAATTAACAGGTACTTTAGCAGGGGACAGAACTTTAACTATGCCTGCTACAACAACAGGTGGTACAGCAACTAGAGTTTTTATAGTTGAAGACGCAACTGTAAGAGGCACATCAAATAGAACTTTAAGTGTATTAACAGCTGGATCTGGTTCTTCGGTACCCGTACCTACAGGTTCAAAAATATTATTAGTATCTGATGGCACAAATACAACAATTGGTATTATGCAAAAAGGATACAATTCAATCTCTGACTCTAACGCACCTTATTTAGCAGTAGCTGGAGATCAATTAATTTGTAGCACGAACGTTAACCCATTTACAGTTAACTTACCTGCATCACCTAGCGTAGGAGATGAAGTAACTATTATAGATGCGTTAGCTACATTTAGTTCTAACAATTTAACAATCAATCCAAATGGTTCTAACCTTAATAGTGCAGCAGGTAATTTAGTTTTAAGTACTGCTGGTCAAGCTATTACACTAGTTTATCTTAATGCTACTAGAGGTTGGAGTTACAAAAATACCTAGGAGCTAATCAATGGCTCTAACTCAAATTAAATTTGCCCCAGGAATAGACAAACAAGATACCTCTGTAGGTGCTGTGGGTCGTTGGACTGATTCTGATAATGTAAGATTTAGATATGGTCTTCCTGAAAAAATAGGTGGATGGTCTTCTCTTTTAAGTTCAACTATTGTTGGTGTAAGTAGAAAGATGTTTCCTTTTGTAGATAATGCAGGAAACAGATACGTAGCTATTGGTACAGATAAATTTTTACTTTTATATTTTGAAGGACAACTATTTGATATTACACCTTTTCAAAGTGACAACGCTGGAACTCAAATACAATACTTAACTTCTAGTATTGCTACTACAAATACTTCAACAACTATAACTGTTACAACTAAAAATGGTGGAGCACCTGTTTCTCATGGATTATCTGTGGGTGATATGGTTGTCTTTAATAATTTTGCAGCAGGTTCAAGCGGAATAACACCAGGCGATTTAGAAGATAAAATTGTACAAGTTATTTCAGTACCAAGTTTAACTACCTTTACTGCAACAATACCAAACGCAGCTAGTGCTACTTCATCTGATGGCACAGTTGATATACAACCTTATGAAGTTGTAGGTCCTGCTGAACAAGAGTATGGTTATGGTTTTGGTATATCTACATTTGGTGGAGTCGTTACAGGTGGATCGGATACAGGTTGGGGAATTGCAGTAGCAGCTTCAACACAAACTCTAGAACCAGGCCTTTGGTCTTTTGATTCTTTTGGTGAAGTCTTAATAGCAACTATCGGTAATGGTAAAACTTTTACATGGAATGGTGGAGCAACAGATCCTACATCACAAAGAGCATCGGTATCTACACCTAGTACAGATGGTTCGTTGACCGGGGCTAACTCTCCTTTTGCAACTTTAATTGGAACTAACAGTGATGGAGCAGCAGTTGGTAATCCTACAAAATCTAGATTAACTTTAGTATCTCCTACAACAAGACACTTAATACATTTTGGTACAGAAGAAACAATTGGAGATGCATCAAGTCAAGACGATTTGTTAATTAGGTTTTCTGATTCAGAACAACTAAACAAATTTACTACACTAGCTACAAACACAGCTGGTTCATTTAGACTACAAGACGGAACTAAAATTGTATCTGCGCTAGTCGCTAAAGAAACAATTCTTATTTGGACTGACAATGCTTTGTATACAATGAAATTTGTTGGAGCTCCTTTTACATTTGGTTTTGAACAAGTAGGCACAAACTGTGGATTAATTGGTAAGAATGCAGTTACAGAAATAGATGGGGTTGCATACTGGATGTCTAATAATGGTTTCTTTGGTTTTGATGGTACAGTTAAAACACTAGCGTGTAGTGTTGAAGATTATGTATTTGATGATATTGATACAACTAAAGGTCAACAAGTATGTGCTGGTCTTAATAATTTATTTACAGAAGTAACTTGGTGGTATCCAACATCTAGTTCTAACTTTAATAATAGATATGTAAGTTATAACTATGGAACAACAAATATGCAGGTGCCAATGGGTAATTGGTATACTGGCACTAATGCAAATGCAATTAGAACAACTTGGATTGACTCATTAGTTTATCCATTACCTTATGCAACTTCTTATAGTTCAAGCGGTACAGGTACTTTTCCTTCCGTTGTGGGCTTAACAGGTTTAGGTAATAGTACATTATTCGAGCACGAAACGGGGACCGATCAAATTAACCCTGATGGTTCTACTACAGCGTTAACTTCTTTTATACAATCTTATGACTTCTCTTTACAAACAGATCAAGGAGCAGCTGAATACTTTTTAGCTATGCGTAGATTTTTACCTAACTTTAAAACATTAACAGGAAATGCAAATGTAACTATATCAGTAGCTGCTTATCCAGCAGATCCTAATACAGCTACAGCTTTAAGTCCCTTTACAATTACTTCATCTACGACTAAAGTAGATACAAGAGCACGTGGTAGATATGCTGCGATTAAAATTGAGAACACAGGAGCAGGTGAAGCGTGGAGATTTGGTACGTTTCAAGCTGACTTGCAACCAGACGGGAGAAGATAATGCCTAAAATAAATATAAGAATTCCAGAACCTAAACAAGAATACGAAGTAGATAACCAAAGACAGATTAACAGATCAATAGCTGTTATTGTAGAACAATTAAATTCTACATTTTTAACAGAACAAAAAGAAAATCAAGAAAGGTTTACGTGGTTCTATGGCTAATATTTACAAAAATGAAAAAGTAAGTTTAACGACAACAGCACTAACTGTATTATATACAGTACCAGCAAATTCACGTTCTATTGTTAAATCACTTAACGTAGCAGAAGATGCAGGTGGTGCAGCAGTTGTTAAAGTTACTTTAGTTAATGCGGGAGGTACTAGTTTTGTAGTTGATAATGATGTAGATTTATCTGCTAATCAAACAGAACAAGTATTAACAGAACCTTTAGTTATGGAAGAGAGTGAAGTATTAAAAGTTGAATGTACAAGTGGTGCAGTTGATGTAGTTGCATCTATATTAGAAATGAACAGAGAGGATAGATAGTGCCATTTACAGAACAAAAAGCTAGTATAAGATATGAGATGATTAACGGTAGTAGAACACCCGTTTTAACACCTGAAACAGAGGTTACTTTAACTAACATGAAAACAGGTCAAGAGTACTTCTCTGACGCAGAAGCGTTGGCAGATGTACAAAATAAAGATACTGATACTAAAGCAGAAGATATTCGAAGAGACGTAAAAATCATTGTAGAACACGTGCCTTTGGGTAATGAGACAAAATTATAATTGATTGACGGGAGGCATAAAAACAAGTAAAATATAAGATTACTGGCTATACCAAGACTAGCCCACTTGCATTTCACTTAAATAACACATTAAATATTATGGGATTTTTTAAAAAAGTATTCAGACCAGTTCGTAAAATAGCAAAGAAAATTATACCTAAAGAGATTAGGCCAGCATTACCTTTTATTGCATCAGCTTATTTTGGTCCATCAACAGGTGGATTAGGTAATCTGTTTACGAGAGAAGGTGCTAAACTTTTAGCACAAAAAGCTGCGATCGCAGCTGGAACTGCTGCAGCAACAGATGAAGATGCAAATCTTGCTAGAGTAGCTGCTTTGTCTATAGCGCCCGATGTATTAGGATCTGCAAGTGAATCAGCAGCAGGTTTGGATTTTTTTAAAAATAATCCTAAAACTATAAGTGCATTAGAAAAGACAGCAAGTTTCTTAAGACCTGAATCTGGTGTTAATTTTGATCAAGCACAACTAATTGGTTCACAAACAGCAATAGATCAATCTGCAAAGTTTGCAGAAATTAATCAACAAGAAATAGATGATTATAATGCAAATTTATTATCACAAGGTCTTAAAGATAAAGGAGCAAGAAGAAACGCTATTTATAATATTTATATTAATGCAGGTTATCAACCAGATTATGTAAACGGTGTATTAGATAGATATGGATATGCTAAAGGAGGAGAAGTTGGTGGGGTTATGAAAGCGACTGCAGCAAGCATGAGTTTAAAAGATTTTGCAAAAGAAATAAGAGAAAAACAAAAAAAGAAAAAAGAAAAAAAAGCTAGTGGTGGTAGAATAGGTTTTAATAAAGGAGGTCGAGCGGAAATAATTACAGGTCTTTTAAATATAAAAGATGCAGATGGAAATTTAATATATTCTTATGAAGACGCTGTTGATAAAGCAAATGAACTTTTACCTGATGAAGTAAAATCTGAAGATTTACAATCAGCAGTTGGAGGATTAGAAGCCGCATTTGGTAGACCTTTCGGAAATATAGAACCTGTACCTATGATGAGATTTGCTAGAGGTGGTGAAGTAATTGAGGAAACAGAAGATTTAAATATTATGGATTTTATGAAAGACCAAGGAGT